AATATGAATATGGAATTAAGACCAACTATTAATCAATTCAAAGAAAACCTAAAGTTAATTCTAAGAAATGACCAATTTTACATTGGTTTGTTTGAGAGGGCATACAGTTATTTTCAAAGAATTGAAAAGTTCAATGGTTTGACTGCAGCACTTAAGATGGCTAAAGAAGTACTTAGATTAACATCTAGGTTCTTTCTTGACCAGGATACCGGAAAACAGCTTGGGCCTTTTTGGCTCAAAACTAATAAGTCAGGTATCCCTCGTCATCTTAGACTCCGTGGGATTAGGGATTTAAAAGGTGACCCAACCAAACAACGTTTGGTTCTTACAGTACTTTCGTACTATAAGATGATCATCGATAAACCTGATAATAATATTTCTACTATCATCGGCCCACAGAAATCCTTAAACATCGACTCTACTATCAATGATATAAAAAGTTATATACCTCAAATCCTAAAAGAGATGAGGATATCTAGCTTCAATAAAACTGATAGTGCACCTATACATGTTACTACCAAAGCTGGAGCCAATGGCCCAAAAGCTATGGGTAGAACAAGTATACTAGATTTAGAGGCGGTCCTTAATGAGGGTATCCTTGATAATATACAACTTATGTCTAATTCAGTTTACACTGAAAGAAGACACAAGGAGTTCTTATCCTTGATTGACTCATCTAAGAAGCTCATAGACCATACAAACCCTAACACAAATCTTAAGGGATTACGGCTGCACTTCATTGCTGAAGGCGGAGGTAAAACCCGTTGTATTTGTATAGGGGATATATGGACCCAAATAGTTTTGAAGCCTATCCATAATTATATAATGGGTAGTTTAAAGAAACTAGATGGGGATGGTTCATTTTCACACAATAATTTAGCTACCAAGCTAAAAGATTGAACAAAGAATGAAGGGTTCTACTGTTATGACCTCACGGCCGCAACAGATAGAATGCCCATCTCCTTACAAGTTGAGGTTTTAAGACCTCTACTTGGAGAAGAGATAACATCGCTATGATCCAAACTACTTGTAGATAGGAATATCTACTTTGGTGAGGAGCCTATACGCTATGCTGTTGGACAACCCATGGGTTTATTAAGCTCATGAGCTTCAATGGCATTGACGCATCATATCATCATCCAATACTGTTTTATTAAACATGATGTTCCGAAGAACATGCGCAAGTATTG